CTTCTTTATAATTCCATACTTTTCCTTAAAGTAATAACCAGCAGAAGAATCCATATTCAATCTATTCATTTTCCCATAAAGTGGATGATGTTCTGGATAGCCATTAACTGCTTGATCGAAAGTCGCCAGTCCTGGATTTTTCTTGTATATAACTCGATATCTATCGTCAAGATGGTTTATAATAGACAGCAATAAATTTTCATCTATTTCGCCAAGTTTTTCACCGTACGGTTTAAATTGTGTTGCCAATATGTCATGCCGACCATTCACTTTAATAGTATTAGTATGATCTATACCAACATTCGATGTACTCGTTGGGATCATTTTAGATGTTGTGCCAAATACTTCCTCCACAAGATCACTTACTCCTGTGGAAATTCTGCAAGGATCTAAGCCTTTAGCATAAATTTTAGGACAACTGCCATATGTACTTATCGTCGTGCCTGCAAAAGGATCCTCAATTTCTACAGCATTATCTACTAGTTCCTTAACTTCCGGGCTCAGAATTTCTTCTCCGGTAAAAGAATAATGGGGGTCAATCATAGGAGTAACAATAGGTACTGATTGATTTGTATCTACCAACTCGTTACCATAAAGCATTTCTTTATATAAACTACACGCATGAGGAAATAGACCTCGCCTGAGGCCAACATGCATACCAATTACACGTGCGTGTTGATTTTGTGAAGGTGTTTGTCCTGTGAGGATGTAAAATGAACCACAATCTCCATCTTTAGTCGCGATATTATTTTCGGATGTGATAAAGGTAAGGCTAATACCTCTCGATAAAACTCCAGATTTTACGGGGTTTGAATAATATATTGGGGATTGAATCATATATTCTGCATTGCACTTTTCGAGTACTGGACCACCACTCCTATATTTAACCAGAGCAGCTTCGTATGCCCAACCATCCTTCAACTTATCATTAGTAAGAAACAGTGAACGTATATCACGTGCGGGTGGAAATTCTTTGTTTGTAATAAAGAAGATAAATTGGTCGATATTAGATGCATATCTAATAGGCCTGGCTTTATATATACAATCGTCCTTTTGAACGGAAAATTCAAAATCATCAAGATATTCTGCTAATGTCTGGTCTTTATTCGTTCGAATCGAATAATTACATCCGATGAAGTGTGCATTTGAAATCCCAAATCGATCATGGGTCATATGACCTACGAGATTTCCTGCATTAGATATTAATTGAACCGAAGCATTGTGCAATGCACTAACAACTTGGTCAACAGCAGGAATATTGTCATTGAGAGAGAGTTTAAACATTTCTGGTTTATCCATTCTATCCGTATAGGCCTTATATGCTTTATCAAAACGTTCCCAGTCTATGAAATTTTGGGTATCTTTACTAAGATGTTCAATTACGTGGCCCTTCTTAAGAGGAAAATCTGTAGGGTCTGGTTCTTGATCACTAAACCCGCCTACTGCAATCTTCTTAGTCGCTACATTACGTTTTCCTTGTTTTTTTTGAGGTATATCTTCACTCTCTGAAAACCATTTGACCCATGTCTTGGTGGCAACAACAAC